AGCTGGTGGCACCTGGTCTGTTTTGATACACTCTTCTAAACTTTCATATTCATAGGTATCAACTTTTCTGGTCATTTTGCGACCTTTATTAACTTCAGCCAAAGTTCTTACATTTCGTTTATGGTTTTCGGTATTACCAAAAATACGGTCATAGTTGGCATCAAATTTGTTTTTATCGGTAGGTCTTTGTTTACTACCTTTTCCACCATCACTTGTACTCATCTGTAACATCTTTCACTTCTAATGGACCTTGCATATAAGAACGGCCATCTACACATTCAAATTCTTCTTCAATTAAACAATCTTCATCAAGTTTTTCAATGTCATCTTCGGTGATATTTTCTAAATTTATCCAACCTCTATAACATTGGTCATCTACTTCAACATAATCTTCTACTTCAGCATCTTCATTTGAGATATAACCCTCATCTGTATCTGCACCAATAGAATTTACAAAATCAATATATGGTAAATCTGATTTGACAATCCATTTACCCCAACGCCACATACTTTCTTCGGTAAACTTTTGGTCACCTTTTTCATAATCGTGTTCCTCATAATAACTTTTCTTCCACTTATTAGAAACTTCATAAAAATATTCTGACATTTTAAATCTCTTTAGATAAAAAGGGGGCTCGAAAGCCCCCTTCAATTAGTTAGGCTGTGTAACCTTGAGCACCGAATAGTGCCGCTTGACCAGCTGCGATAACAGCTTTTGAAGGTGTACCTACTCTATAAGATACTCCAGTAGATGTTCTATTTTCATAAATCATCATACCTTCGTTTCTTAACTTACCAACCATAGATGCTGGTGAAGTTAAATCAAACTTGTTTCTTAGAGTTTTCCAAGTCACAGATTGACCTTTAGAGAAAAGGTTTCTTACCTTTTCAGTTTTAGTTTGTTTAGCTCTTGCCATGTTGTCTTCTCCTTTATCAGTTTTAAACATGTTCATAATATATTGTAACATTATTGTTACTCCTTTCAATGCGTTAAGTCGCCACTATTCGACAAGACAAAGCGTACATCTGTAGTTTGCTCGTCTGAATTCATTTATCGGGGTCAAAGTCTGGAATAAACTCAATGTCTTCCATTTCTGATAAATCTTTAACCTCTTTTTGTACATCTTCGGACAATGGTCGGTGTGGTTTATGTTCTACACCAATCACTTCACTATAATTTAACTTCGCATTTTTTTGTCCGTTGCGTTGTACTTTAATTGTTACCATCTTGTCGGCCAATGCCTGAGCTGGATGATACTTTTTAAAATCTCTATAAACTAGGCCTCGTATAGTATCAATTGCTAATGCAAGGTCGGCCATAAATTTGTCTTCTTTAGTTTTGATACCTGCATTGATAAACTTGTCTAGTAGTGTGTAAGCAATATCGTCAACTGTACTTTCAACAAATTCTTTTGTTTGTTCATCTACTATTTTTTGGTGTTCCTCAGGACTAACTGTTCTGCCAGTTCTTTCTGCATTTACAATTTTGTTCTGAGGGAACAAAACAATTTTATCATCAGCCATCTACTTTTTCGCCTTTAAAATTAACTAAACCTTTATCTGTAAAATACTCAACTAACTGATTATAACCACCAACTAGTTCACCGTCAATCTTAATTTGTGGCATAGTTCTTACTTGTTTACCAACTGCCTCATAAAGTTCTTCCGGTGTTTGAAAATCTTTACCAAAGACTTTCTCTTCATATTCTAAGTTTAGACTTTTAACCAAAGACTTTGCCTTATCGCAATAGATACAATTAGGCTTACTGTATATCTGGATTGTCATCATTTCCACTTTCCATTACTTTATTAAAAGCTGTTTGTGCTTTATCTTTTAAGTTATATGCATCAACAGCCTGTTCAATATTGTAGTTGTACATTTTATTGTACTCACCTAAAGGCAATCTCAAACCAACCCATGCTCTGTAATAGCCACTACTTGTTAGTGTTACATCCTGAGCAAAGATTTCATAACCTCTTACTGGTGTATTCTTAATAGAATTAACCAATACACTTTCTACCTCAGATACAACAGTTTTCTTTTCTGTTTTACCAAGTTCAGTTATAAATTGTTTGGATTCTTTATTCATCTTACCCATAATAATGTCAGCCATTTCAGACTTCGCATACATCTTTGCCTTTTCGATAGCAAGTTGTAGGTCTGGTGATACAGCTGTTGCAACACCATAGATACATTGTTTATTCTTATCAGCTTTCTTAACTTGACCGATAATATTTGTATCTAAGTCACAAGCATCTGTTTCATTAATGTCTGCCATATACCAACTAGGTACGACATTTAGACTATCTGCCTTTTCTTTTTTGATTGTATAGTTTGTACTTGAACATGCACCTAATAAGGCAACCATACTCAAAGCACCAATTGTTTTCACATATTTGTTCATATTATACCTTCTCTTTCATAATATATACTAATTCTTGTATTTTGTCAAGCATGGATTGAACCCAATCTAACATATCGTTAGGAGTTACATTTAACTTGGTAATTACAAAAATTACTAGAGCGATAATAATAATATTCTTAATCATTATTGTGCCTCCCATTCACCGTTCTTGTTCATACACACTTTTCCGAACGACTTAAAAGCATGGCCAGGTCTGGAATAGTACCTGCAATATTCTGGTGTGTTAACATCACGGTAGTAAAACTGAGCAAACAACTCCCAATAACTAGGACCGTCAAATCTGTTTCTACCATCAGCACACTCCAAAATTTCTTCTTTAACTATTTCGTCACCATTTTGTCTGATAACGACTTTAATATAACAAAACTGACCATTAACCTCTTCAGGATTAACTGGTCTTATCTTAGTATAATACTCTTTTTCGGCTGAAATGGCAAGTCCAGATACCAATAAAAATGTTATTAGTAATAAAGTCCAGGTCAAGTACCATTTCATATTAAAATTAAACATATTTTTTAAGCTTTTCAATACTGTCCTTTGTATTATAGATGGTATCATCTAAAAAGTCAAGCTTTTCCTGACTATTTGTTAATTCTTTTTCTTGTTCTAATTCTTTGATTTCGTTCTCTAATTGTTCTATCTTTGTTCTCACTTCACTAACTGTCATTTTTTTCTACCCACTTTCCGTCTGGCAACTGACACGCTGTACCAAACACCATTCGTCTGTTTACACCACCAAGACCAACTAACGGCCATTGATTTGTTATATCAATCGTAGCATCATAATCTTTACACTTGATAGGACCTACCAAATATGACCTAGTAGTCTTAATAATACCTGAATTACCTGTTTCTGAATTAAACCAGTTTGTATAACTTGAACCGGCAGGACCATTGTTTAAATGGTCAACGAATACTGCATTGTGAACATCATAATCTGAATTGTACATAATATTTGCACCGGCAAATGCACCACCCATTGTACAAACGGCAATAGCGGCCGGGTCTTGTGTAAATTGAGCACATGTAGCTGCTGTGGTTGTACCACCTAATACAGCACCAAATTCACTTCTACTTGTACTGCACCCCGTTAGCGTCAATATACTCAACGCTATCAGAATTATCAATCTTTTCATAATTACCTTTATCTTGTGACACCAAAAAACAATCTGCTTGTATTTGTTGTATCAAGTTATCAATTTCAATCTTAGAAGACTTGACAGCTCCGTATTTCATTTCACGGAGCTTGTCAGCATCTTTTTTTATACTATCTATTTTATCGCAAAACTCACTAATTTTGTGATACATAATTCTTCACCTTGTTAAATAGATTTTGTAACTGTACTTTATTATTGGCAAATTGTTCTTTACCTTTTTGCCAATTATTTTTTTGAAACTCAACTGTTTCGTTCCATTGTTTCTGGAACCAGTTTTGTTCCTCAGCCCTTGCATCTGTAGCCATAAAAATAAATACAGCTAATATACCTGCAAGACCAATATAACCTAATTTGTTCATACTTTTCTCCCAGCAGTTTTAAGGTCTTCTTTACCAACGACCATATAAGGACCTTTGTTGTAAGCAGGAACAATAGAATACTGTTTTGATATTGCTATTCGTTCTTGCCTTTGTTTGTGGTCAATAGTACCGCCATTACCCATGTTATTACTTTTACTTGGATAATTCGGTGTTTCTCTACGGTAAATTTTGTCTGGTTCATATGTGCCTACAATGTGGTCAGTTTTGACTTTTAATAAACCAAATCTGTACTTGATGTAGTCTTCTAAATTCATTTGTTTATCATGCATATGCATTTGTTTCATGTGTTTATTATACAAACGCAAATCTTCTTTAAACTTTTCTAACTGAGAGGCGGACAGGTTTTTTGCTTTCTTCCTGTTCCGCCTCAAAGTACCACTTGATGTGTTTGTATAGATAATCGCCATTACTATAAACTTAATTCTTTTTCACTTGGTTCTTTATAATCATCAGCATGCCTTTCAGCTTCTACTTGCTCATATGATTTGTTGAATACTTTTCTGTAGAAATAATCTCTTGGATTTTTACTTTCGTAAGCCAGTAAGAGATTTTTGAAGTTGACTTTTACATCACTAAAGACTTCAGGCATTTTTGCCTCTAAGTCAATATACTCTTTTAGAAGTTTAATTCTATTGGTGTGTACTTTGTTGTCATCACCTTTGCCTAGTTTAATGTCTTTCTCTTTTGCGTCATTAAACTCTTTAAATAGCATTTCTTTGTCGTATCTAAATGTTGTACTCATAAGTCCTTTCATAATTTAAGTGTTAATATAACTATATCCTATCAAAATTGATGGATATTGTCAAGTCTTATTGCTGGTCAAAAATGTCGCACTTTTAGTGGTTTTTCGACCATACTCCGACCTTCGAACAGCTCTTTTCGTCTGTCCTGGCGCATCCTGGCGCTTCGTTTTTTCAAGGATATACCTCAAAACTCTCAAATACTCGATTTTCGTTCAATTCTGATTGTTCATCAGCCCATTTATCAAATTCATCACACATACGCTTGTACTTGTTTTTTAGTGCCACCAATGTGACAACTGCGTCACCTACTTCACCTTTTTGCAAGTCATCTAACGCATCATTCAACTTTTCAAGTGTTTCAAATTCAGTAACCATGTTACTTCTCCTTAGGATTAGAGTTGTCTTCACTATCCATTAACAACACAATGTAATGGACTGCTTTCAATAGGTCTTGTCGATTACGACCATTCTTTTTACCAAACCTTGCAAGGTATTTGATTGCATTGGCTTGACAAAAATCTTTATCAATACCACAAGAGCGTAACAAGTCTTGTACCTGTACACCCTCTTTTACTTGAGCGTAATGTTGACCATATGTTGATTTAATATAGTCACCAATTTCTTTTAAGATTACATCTTCGTTATATTTCATTTGTAGCACTTTCTTCAACTTTATCTATTTGATTGAAATAACACCAATATGTACCATTGTCGCCTGAATATGTAATAGCGCCAACATAGTTCAAATCAGTATCATAAGTTTTTGCGTTTAGACTTGTTTCATTCTCAGCCGCTACATCATTCTTTTCAGTAGCGATACCGATATTGATGATAGTTCCTTCTCTACCATCTTTTGTGTAAACATAATCACCTGTATTAATTATCATAATATAACTCCTTAATGTTTAGTTTTAAATAAGTATTCTTTATCATAACCAAGACCAAGACTATAACAAATATAACCTGCGTCTTGTTCTTTGTCAAGGCCTTCAGCCTCTAAAATCCACTTGATAGCGTTTTCTTTATCACCTGCACCAAGTTTAATATTTTCTGCAATCTGTTTTAGAAAAGTTTGGTATGCAGCTTCTTCCCATTTCTTCTCTTCTTCCTCCACCTCTTTTGACACTTTAATAAGGCGGTCTAATTCTTCTTCTAATTCTTTGTTTGACATACTGTCAAAGTCATAATGACGACCTTTTACACCATAGGCGTCTTTGTGTATTTCATATACACTTGTGATAAGACTATCACGCTCATAGTCTTCAACTGTAAAAATACCTTGGTCATTCCAATACTTAATGTCCTCAGTAAGCATGCCAGCCCAACTACCTGGATTTTCATCCATCCACTTTTTGGATTCAGCGTTAATATTTTTAATATGTTGAAGTAATGACATTTTATTCACCTTTCGTTGCATAATATAAGTAGTCGTCAATTTGGTATTCATCTTCAATACCGATTAATTCTAAAGCATAGTTGTTTTTGTTTGCTTTGATTTCTTCTACACCTTGTTCTAAGGTTATCACATTTGATTTGATTTTGGCAACCACCTGGTCAACAAAATTTTCAGCTTCGTCCCAAAGCCAGTTTTTTACTTTACTCATAGTTTTTGTCCTTTCTTTTAATCATTTTATACTCATATCCTACACTAGTTTTAGCCCCTAGGCAAGCGCTTTTTTCACTTTTTTTTAAAAAAAATACACATAAAAAACAAGGGTTTATAAGGGTTTTTAAGGCTGCGTCAAAATGCACAGCTGAGGGAAGGGTGATTTTAGGCTGATTTTCGCTATTTCCAGTGGTTTTTGACCCATTCCTGGTCACTTTCGTGTGGGTCTGGTTTACCG